TGCGCCTCTTCATGGCACGCATCCCTGACACCGTCCGAGACGACGACATCGCCGACTGGGCAAACACCTTTCTCCACACACCATGCCCCTTCAACGGGCACCTCGATGCTTGACGCCGCACCACACACCCGGTTAGATGCCGACCAACAGGACGCGGCAGCAGCCCACGAGCGCTGCCAAGCGCCTAGCGGCAGCCGTCCCGTCTGGTGCGTCGTCGCCACCTACCCACAAGCCGAACGCCGCGCCCACGCAGCCCTCCACCGCGTCGGCTTCCATGCCTACCTCCCACTCATCACCGTCCGCTGGGCCGACCGCACATGGCACACCCGCCCGCTGTTCCCAGGCTACTGCTTCGTCCGTATGCGCCTCGACCGCCCCTGGTCGCCCGTCACCTACGCCGCAGGCGTCTTCTCGCTGCTCAGCTTCGACGGCAAACCAGCCACCTGCTCAGACGCCGCCGTGGACGCGCTACAGGCCACCGAGGCGCTGAGGGCTACCCCAACCCCACAAATCTCCCAATGGGCGCCTGGCATGCCTTGTAGGCTTCGGAAAGGCCATCCTATGGAGGGGGCCGACGCCGTCGTCACCGATGTAGGCGCCACCATCGCTCGCATCGCCATCATGATGCTCGGCCACCTCCGCAACGTCTCAGTGCACCTCGATGCACTCGCACCGCGGGAGAACTCCTGATGCCAGCCATCCTCGACAAAGCCGTGAGCCGCCTGAAGCAGCGCGGCGTCAAAACCAGCAGCGCTTACCCCATCGCCGTGGCCTCGTTGCAGAAAGCCGGAGACCTCAAGCCCGGCACCCTTGCCGCAACTGCGAAGGGAACCAAACGCGGTGCCATGTCAGCTAAGCAACGCGCCGCAACCCGCTGACATGACCAATGGCAGCCCGCGTCTTCAGCCCCAAGCACGACCAACACACTAGGGATAAGATACAGACAAGTCAGCTGGTTAACCGGCTGAACTCATTTGCTTTAGATACTACAGAATCCGTCCGAATGTCCTCGGACCAAGTCCGCGCCGCCCTCGGCCTGCTGAAGAAAACCATCCCAGACCTCGCCGTCACCGCTCACACCGGACCAGACGGCGGACCAGTCCTCATCGTCACCGGCGTAGAGCGCGACATTGCTGACACTCCTTCCAACGACCCAATCCCAGATCCCACGCGCGGCTTCACGGATTAGGCTCGGCTACCAAGCCAGGCCGCAATTCGCAGCATTCCACGCGCGTAAGCAACGCTGGGCGTGCATCGTTGCTCACCGTCGTGCCGGCAAGACCGTCGCATGCGTGATGGACCTCATCGATGCAGCGCTGCGTTGTCAGAAGACCGAGGGCAGGTTCTCATACATCTCGCCGACCTACACGCAATCCAAAGATACATGCTGGCAATACCTGAAGCGCTTCACCTCCGACATTCCTGGCGTCGAGCAGCGTGAAAGCGACCTGATGGTGGTATTCCCAAACGGTAGCCGCGTTCGTCTATACGGTGCAGACAATTTCGACAGGCTTCGCGGTTCATATGCCGACGCGCTGGTGATTGACGAATACGCTGACATCGATCCACGGGCCTGGCCCGAGGTGCTTCGCCCATCGCTCGCCGACCGTCGCGGCTGGGCTGTGTTCATCGGCACACCGAAAGGGCGCAACGACTTTTATCGCGTTCACGAGCACGCAACGACAGACCCCGAGTGGTTCTCGCTCGTGCTTCGCGCTTCCGAAACTGGCATCCTGCCGCAGCACGAGTTGGACGACCTGCGAGACATGCTCACGGTCGAGCAGTATGCGCAGGAGATGGAGTGCTCGTTCAATGCCGCTATCCTCGGTTCATACTTCGGCCGCGAGTTGGAGCAGGCCGAGACAGACGGCCGCATTGCCTCGGTGCCATACGATCCTCTGCTGCCAGTGCATACCGCGTGGGATCTCGGCATCGGCGACAGCACCGCCGTCTGGTTCTTTCAGGTGTCGCGCGCCGAGGTGCGCGTGATCGACCACTACGAAGCATCCGGCCACGGTCTGCCGCACTACGCCGCTGTGCTGGCCTCGCGCGGCTACAACTACGGCACCGACTATCTGCCGCACGACGCACAGGCCCGTCAACTCGGCACCGGCCGCTCACTCTGGGAAACGCTGCACAGTCTCACCAACCGCATCCCACGCGTCCTGCCGCAGCAGAACGTCATGGATGGCATCAACGCGGCGCGCGTGACGATCGGTTCCGCATGGTTCGATGCCGACAAGTGCCACGACGGCCTTGAGGCGCTGCGCGCATACCGCGCCGACTACGATGACAAGCGCAAGGCGTTCACCGACCGGCCACGTCACGACTGGGCGTCACACTCAGCCGATGCGTTTCGCTACATGGCCCTGGCCTGGCGTGAGATGCAGCCGGAGAAGCCTAAGCCGCCGCCGCGCGATTCATGGGCGCGGGCGTTCGAGCGCATGGACAATGAGGGTGAGCCGGCTGGCTGGCGGGTGGCGTAGCTGTCCGAATAGCCTCTGAGACGTCCGCTGTTAGCGTGCTGCGTTAGCGGAAAGCCCAGCAAATAGCGGTGCCGCGCGAGCGCATCGGACAGTCCGAATAGACCTTGCCCAAATAGGACAACATGACCATCCGCCTGCTCACTGGTGATTGCCGCGCTGTGCTGCCGACGCTGCCCGATGCGTCGGTGCAGTGTGTGGTGACCTCGCCGCCCTACTACGCGCTTCGCAGCTATCTCGATGCCGAGCATCCAGACAAGCATCGCGAGATGGGGAGCGAGCCGACGCCGGACGCCTACATTGCGGCGATGGTGGGGGCGTTCAGGGAGGTGCGGCGCATCCTTAGAGACGATGGCGTAATGTTTCTGAATGTCGGGGATAGCTACAGCAGCGGTGCGCGCACAACGCAGTGCGATCCGAGCGAGGCCATTCTAGGCAAGGTCACGGCCAGGCCGGATGCCGCCAATGGCGGAGCACGCCGTGCGCCCGCTGGCATCGCTAAACCCAAAGACCTGCTGCTGATGCCGGCGCGGCTGGCGCTGGAGTTGCAGGCGGACGGGTGGTGGGTGAGGTCGGACATCATCTGGGCCAAGCCCAATCCGATGCCGGAGAGTTGCACCGATCGCCCGACCTCGGCGCACGAACACATCTTCCTGCTCACGAAGCGGGCGCGGTATTTCTACGATGCGGATGCGGTAAGGGAGATGCACACGGCGCCGGAGCGGCAGGGTCAAACCAACACTGGTTGGTGCGCGCGGCACGCTGACGATGTTGATGCCGTTGCGCCTTATCGGAAAGAGCACGTGCTGCAATACAATCCTGCCGGCCGCAACTTGAGGAATGTTTGGAACATAGCTACACACCCGTATATACACGCGCACTTTGCGACATTCCCGCCGGAGTTGGCTGAGCGCTGCATTCGTGCCGGCACGTCGGAGCGTGGGTGTTGCTCGGCGTGCGGTGCGCCTTTGGTGCGGGTGACGGAACGAGGAGAGACCTTCGGAAGAACCCAGAACGACGGCGCGGGATACGTTCTCTCGAAGCCAGACGGTGGAGACATTTACGGGCGTAATTTCATGCCCAACAGGTCGCATATATCCACCACCACCGGCTGGTCGGCGTCGTGCCAATGCGGAGCCGAGACGCGGCCTTGTGTCGTGCTCGATTGCTTCTCGGGCGCCGGCACCACTGCCCTGGTCGCGGATCGCCTCGGCCGTGACGCCATCGGCATCGACCTCTCCCACGCCTACGTCGAAATGACCCGCGAACGCCTCCGCGCCGATAGCCCGCTGTTCATGGACATAGGCCCATCGCCGCCGCCGGCCGAGGATCCAGAGGACGCGCGGATGGCCGATCTGTTTCAGGACATGGCGGCTGACTGAGGCGAAGGGCAATCGTTGACCCAGGACGCGATCCTGCTGGGTGTCATCGGCGCGGTGCTGGTGATACTGGCCGCATCTATAACCTGATGGTGGTGTGAGTGCCCGTTTCCGTAGCCACGACAGACGAAGTCACGCTGGCGATGCAGAAGCTCCAGACGGACATCAGCATGCTCGATGCGCGTGTGGCGGCGCTTGAGGCGGGCACAGGCACGCCGCCTGATCCTGAGGAGCCGCCGGACCCGGAGGAGCCACCGGACGAGATCGACCCGCCCGATCCGCCGGTCACCACCGGACGTGCTGCCATCATCACCATCGGCAGCGACCAGCACGTGTTCAGCCAGGACGGCGGTGTGGACCTCGGCGACTACCACGACCCGCAGGGGCGCTTCGTGCAGCACTGCATCGCGAGCAGGTGCGACACGCTGCCGGACTGGACGGTGTTCTTCCGCCCCGATGCCGATGGATCACGCGAAGAGGTGGTGGTTGAGTTTGGCCGCTGCCACAATGCGGCGGACCTGCAATACAACGGCAGCCCGTCTGCGATCATCGGGGCCTACACCGCGACCATCAAGCAGGACGATACCACGCTGGCCACCATCAATGTCCCCTGCCACTACTTTTACAGCCGCTGGCGTTGGCAGAGCGCGCCCAGGCCGGTGACGGCGAAGGCAGCGGACCTCATCAAGGCCAAGCTGGTACCGAACCTGGACAAGGGCCTCGTCCCCGGCATGCGCGCCACGGTGCATACGGATGACGGACCGATGCAACCCAATGGCATCACCGGCTACATGGGCCAGACTGGCGAACGCGAGGACATCGGCGTGCTGACCGAGGGCCAGGCCGATTATTTGATGTATGAAGATGCGCAGGGGCTGCAGACGATCCGTGCGTGGGTCGAGGGCAGCGGGTCGTTCCCGCAGCACGAGCGCGACGAGACGACGTTTGCCCCGATTGACTTCGTGAACACGTATCCGATGGTCTCGAGCTACTCCAACGGCTACGGCGAGCCGCAAGTGGCCACGTATTGGACATACGAGGAGATCCTGTCGCCGGATACGTCGCACGCCCCTGACTGCACATACATCCCGTTCCTGCTGACCGGCGATACGTATGCGCTCGAAGAGCTACAGTTCACAGCGACGCACGATTATGTGGCGCAGAGCCGCACCAAGGACTTTTGCATGTCCATGTCGTTGCGCTCGTACGCGTGGCACATGCGGAACGTGGCGCATTGCACGATCGCCACTCCTGACAATGTGCCCAAGTGGTTGCATCCCAAGAGCTACTGGCAGACGTATCTGGACAGGGCGTTGGCGTATTCGTTGGACATTGGCCCACACCAGGCACCCGACACCTGGCAGCAGCGGTTTCGGGACATATCGGTGGGTGTGAACACGGGCGGCGAGGTTTCGTGCTTGATGGAGGAATACACGATGGCCGTGTATCTCCATATGGTGGATCTCGGATTGACCGGTTGGGATGAGCTGCGGGACTGGAAGATCGCGGGCGACATTGCGCGGACGGACGGTGTGTGTGGTTATAATCGGAGTATCCCGATTGCGTATGTGCGGCATGTGACGGCGGGCAGTCCTGCGGCGCCCGTGCATGAGGATTGGTCGGCTTTATGGCAATGGAACGAGGCCAACGATCCATATTACAGTGGTGCGGACCCGACGCAGCGGCATCTCGCGGCCAGCGCTGAGCTTGGTTACTGCACATATATGGCGGGCATTCTGAACTGGGCCAGGCGCCAGGGCGTGCCTGATGTCGAGCCATCGCGCGATTGGCTGGGTGCGGAGATGGCGGGCAGGTGGGCTTACATGCGCTGGGCGGTGGCGTGACGATCGGCGCGCGGTGGTGCGTGGTCTAGGTGTCGTATGCAGTTGATCTGCGGATTGCTGGCAGCATCACGCTGATACCAGCGACGCCGGCCAGCACGGCGCGCGTCACGACCCGCATCGGCGGGATTGCAATAACGGGGAGTGGGGACATGGCATACAACATGCCGGTGCAGACGCAGGTGGATGTGCAGGTGGCGTATGAGGACAAGGGCGGCAATCCGGCGGCGATCGACGGCGAGGTGTCGTGGACGAGCAGCAATGACGCTGTGGTGAGTGTGCATTCGCTGGGGCCGGATATCGCCAACGTCATGGCGATGAGCACGCTAGGCACGGCGCAGGTGACGGCGCATGCCGATGCGGATCTGGGCACGGGCGTGCGGACGCTGCTCACGCTGCTGGATGTGACGGTGGTTGCAGGCGAGGCGGTGGCTGGCACCATCAGCCCGATTGGCACGCCAGGTCCGATCCCGGTGCGGTGATCCTGACGAGGATCGCGCTGGCGCTGCTGCTGGCTGGCTGTGCGGGCGTGAACGATCTGCTGGACCGGGCGGCGGACCAGGGCACGACGCCGATCGTGCGGGGCACCGGAGGCGGCCAGGCGCGGCTGACGCTGATTACCTGCCCAAAGAGCAATGAAGGGGCGCAGGCCATCATCGATCTGGTGAACTACTTGCTGCAACAACCGGAATTGGTGTCGGCGCGGTCGGGTGGGTCCGCGGTGCTGGTGATCAATGCGTGTCCAGGGCGGTAGGCAAAGAAAGGCCCCGCCATTGGGGAAGCGGGGCAGTTTGGATCACAAACGAAGTGGGGTCGGGGCTTTAGCGCCGCCGAGCCACCATGCCAAGCCCTAGCAGGCCGAATCCGAGCAACGCAAGCGAGGCAGGCTCGGAAGCGGCTGTGGTCTGGCTGAACGTGTCGTCGACCAGGCTGATCGAGGCCGAGCCGCCGTTGGCGCGCACCGCGATGTCCTTGGTCACGCCCACGGAGCCGGTCGGGGTGAACACCGACTGAGCCGACAGCACCGTCTGCCCAGCCGTGTCGATGGTGAGCAGGTTCGTCAGGTTCGACAGGTTTTCGGACACCGAGGCCACGCCCGCGCCGCTGAAGCTGGTGCCACCCTGCACCAGAGAGGCATCGCGGATGAGGACGCCGCCGGTCGGCGGTGTGACGGCGACGTTAAAGCCGATCAGTGAGTCCAGGGACTGCGTGGAAGCCACGACCCATGGCGCGCTGAACTGGAAGCCGATGCCCGACGCGCCGTTGTTGATCGTGGTGATCGAGATGTCGCCGGCCGCCACCGGCGTCGCCCCACCGCCACCGGAGGCGGCATAGGTGAAGCCGGAGAAGGTCTTGTCGCCGACCGTGCAGGTGAAGCCTGGCGTGCTGACCCAGATGCCGAGGTTCGCGCCGTTCGCACAGATTGCGGCATTGGCGGTGAGTGGTAATGCCGCGAGGCCGACAGCGGCCGTGGCGGCGAGGAGGAGTTTTCTCATGACGTATTCCCTTGCAAGGATGTCCCAGGGGCGGGACAGCGCCAGGGTAGGCGACGGGGGCCGGAGTGGTTAACGAATAGTTCCGACGGGAAGGCCCGAATGTGTAAAGTCTGCCGACTCGGTTCGGCCTTACACCGACTTAGGTGGCCTCATGAGCGCATCGACGGTCTCGCGCAGGTCTTTGATCCAGTGATCGCGCTGGCGGATTTGGTTCCGTAGTTCGGCGTTTTCCTCGCGCATTGCCTGGCATTCGGCGCGTAGGGCCTCGATCTGGTGCTGCAACGCAGCATTGTCGGGATCTGGAGGGTTCATGGCATGATCACGCTCTTGATATGGTTGTTGGTCTTGTTGCTCGTGCTTGGTGTGGTTGTGTGGGTCATCCAGATGCTACCGCTGCCGCAGCCGTTCGGCACCATCGCCATCGCCATTGTGGCGCTGATCTTCATCCTGATCCTGGTGTCGATGCTGCTTGGCGAGATCCCGCTCCGGCCGCTGAGGCTACAGTGAGGGCGAATTACCTGCGATAATGGCGGTTATCGCGAGTTAGAGAATTTCCGGCACCAGAAAGCGCCCATGCGCATCAACCGAGGCCCGCAGGGAGTTGAGATCAGCCTCACCCCCGAGATGATCGAACAGGTGTTCCTGGAATGGGAGGCGCTGCATCCTGGGCAGTCGGGCCACGTGGATATGGGCGCGGACGAGTTCACGCGGCGGATGATGATCAAGATCCGCGACAGCGCGAGGATAGTGCCGGACGCATGAAGCACACCACCCAGACCCCCTGGACGGACGAGGAGCGCGCCATGCTGCGCCGGCTGCGGCAGAACGGGCTGGGCACGGTAAAGATCGCCGTGATGATGGGCAGGAGCAAGAATTCGATCACGCGGCAGTTGCGGTATCTGGAGTTAGGCACACGCAATGCGCCGCGGCCGGCCAAGCCCCCAGCGCCTCGGCGGGACACGCCGCATCGGGCGGGGGCGACCACGCTGCCGCCGCTGCCGAGCCTGCGGGATGGCGGCTGATGTCGGATCAGCCTGTTGATCTGGACCGGCTCCTTTGGGTGCTCTGTCGCGGGCTTTGTGCCTTGAACGTCGGCGAGGAATTGGACCCGGCAGAGAGGCTGTTCCTGCGCGTCTGCGAAAAGCGCCTTGCCGCGCTTCTAGAAGAAGCTGACGGTCGAGTTGCATCAGGGGTTGGGCCGCTGTGACGATCGCTCAACCTTGCCCGTGTCGTCGGACACAGCGGCAGGCATGGGAAGTTGGGGAATGGGTCAGGGGAAATCCGCGTAGCCTGACGACCTCCTGCATCCAGTGAGAGACTGGCCCAGGGGGTGCCGATCTACGGTGATGCAACACTGAAGGCCAAGACCCCGCTGGGTGAGGCCGGACGGCGGCCCCTCGCGTCGTTGCCTGGCGAAGGCGCGCGGGGGGACTGCCGGCACTGAGGAGGCACCCATGGGTGTGTTGGTTCGCCTGTTCGCGCTCGTGATCACCACCTGGGCCGCCCTCGCGCTAATCGCCTGGGCCATCATTGGGATGTTGTGATGACCGACAAGCCAGCCATGACCGGTGCCGAATTCCAGCGCGAGGTCGGCGACGACCCGGAGAAATGGGCCGCCCGCTTTCTGGCCGCCTATGCATCCTCCGATGCCATCCACACCGATGCCGTTTGGCTGGAGTTCGCCACCCAGTGGTTCAGCGACGCGATGGATGCCGCGCGCAAGGCAAAGCCTCCACCGATCATCGAGGAGACCTGACCATGGCACGAGTTCCGCCCGAGGCAGCCATCACCGGCAAGCGCGTGCCTGGCGCACCGCCTCCCGCACGCACCGACCGCAGCACGCCACCACGCACCGAAGGCGCATTCCGAACCAGCCCCGGCGCGTCGGTGAACAAGCGCAGCGTCAGCAACGAGCCGGCGTTCAAATCCCGCCCAGGCAGCGGCAGCACCGTGTGACAGTCATCTGCCGCGCGCAGCCCGTATCCGTGCCAATGTCGTGGCTTGCCACTCCAATGTCTGTGCCGCCCATTCCGGATGCTTGATGGGCCATAACGCCGTTCTTACGACAGATACCGATACGCCATGCAGCTCCGCAAGCTGCCGGGCGTTCGTGACGCCACCTCTGTAACTCTCCGCAATCCGCATGTCGCGCTCTATCGCGGCCTCGCGCATCAGATCGGATTTCATCAGTGGCCCATCTTTCGGCAACGCGGCCTTGGCCTTCGCCAGTCTTTCCAGCGCTGCCAGGTAGGCACTTTTTGCCTCCTCATACTCTCGCCCCGGATCGCCCATGAGCACGTCCCTAACCACCATCGTTGACCGCCATAATGACTGGCCCGCCGCCGTTCGCCACCTCAATGGCAGCGAGACCGGCTTTCCGCGCGACATCGACGAGCAGCATGCGCGCCTGATCCAGTGGTTCGAGGAAGCCGAGCGGTCATCGCAGGACGCCCGCGAGGCTTCCGAGATGTATCGGCGCTACGTGAACGCAGAGCAGTGGACCCGCGCGGAACTCGACGTGCTGCACGCCCGCCACCAGCCGCCTATCACCTTCAACTATTGTCGCCGCAAGACCGAATTGCTGTGCGGGCTGGAAAGGAAGGCAAGGACCGATCCCAAGGCATTTCCACGCACGCCGACTGAGGAAGACCGCGCCGACGCCGCCACTCAGGCGTTGCGCTACATCGCCGATGATAACAACTTCCCGATGCTGCGCAGTGCGGTGTTCAACGAGATACTGGTTGAAGGATTCGGCGGCTGCGAGGTCGGTCTGGAGGACGACGGGCAAGGCGGCGCCAATGTCACGCTGACGCAGGTTCCGTGGGATCGCATTTGGTATGATCCGCACAGCCGCCAGGATGATTTCCTGGATGCAAGATACAAGGGTATCGTCATCTGGATGGATCGTGACCAACTGCACGATACATATCCCGATGCCCAGGATGTCATCGATACATCGTTCAGCTCCGGTGACGCGACACAGTACGACGACCGCCCAGCATACATGACATGGACCGACAGCAGCCGCACCCGCTGCCGTGTCGTGCAATGCCACTGGTCGCAGGAAGGCGCCTGGTGGAATGCGACGTATACGCGGTCCGGCTATCTGACTGAGCCGCAGCGCAGCAAGTTCAAGGATCGGCACGGCAAGTCGGCCTGCCCCCTGATCCTGCGCAGCGCCTATACCGACCTCGACAATATGCGGTACGGCATGGTGCGGGATCTGATCTCGCCCCAGGACATGATCAATAAGGCGTTCAGCAAGGCGCTGCACCAGATGTCGGTGCATCAGGTGATTGCCGAGCAGGGCGCTGTGCAGGATGTCGACAAGGCGCGGCGTGAGGTCGCGCGACCTGACGGTTATGTCGAGGTCATGCCTGGGCTCAAGTTCGAGGTGCAGGACGGCACCCAAATGGCGCAGGGACAGATGGCGCTGCTGACGCATGCCGTGCAGGAGATGCAACTGTCCGGCCCGAATGCGGCAATGAGCGGCACCGATCCGCGGGAACTCAGCGGGCGGGCGATTCTGGCGCAGCAGGCGGGTGGGGCGACGCAGAACGAGCCGCTGGCGGACGGGCTCAGAATGTGGGCGCGGCAGGTCTACGAGATGTGCTGGATGGCGGCGCGGGAACACTGGAGCGCCGGTAAGTGGGTCCGCGTCACCGACGATTTACAGAACACCAGGTGGGTGGGCATCAATCGGCCAATCACGCTGCAGGACGAACTGGCGGCGATGCCGCAGCAGCAACGGGCGATGGCGATGCAGCAGATGCAGCTTGTGCCAGGCGATCCGCGGCTTCAGCAGGTCATCCGCATCGAGAACGACATCACGGATTTGGATGTCGATATCACCGTCGCCGAGGGTCAGGACGTGCCGACTATGCAGGCGGAGAACTTCCAGACCCTGGTGCAGCTGGCGTCGATGCAGCCTAACCTGATACCGGGCGAAGTGCTGATCGCGGCGTCGTCGCTGCGCAACAAAGACGACCTGCTGCAAATGATGAAGCAGCACATGCAGCAGCAGGGGCAGCAACAGCAGCAGGTCGCGCAGGTGGCACAGCAGCACGCTCAGGCGCAGGTCGGTGACCTGCAGGCGAAGGCTGCGGCGAACTTCGCGCTGGCCCAGGAGCGTAAGGTCTCCGCGGCGCGCGGTGTGCACGACATCCATGCCGACTTTAGCGCCGATCCATACGGGCAACCCAACGTGGCGCCGGATAATCCGCCAGGCGCATCGCAGCCGCAGCAGCCAGACCCCGAGCAGATGACGCCCGATGTAGCGCTCGCCCACCACATGGCGGACCTGGCGAAGAAGCAGGCCGACATTCGCAAGACGCAGGCCGACACCGCGCTGACCGCGGCGAAGATTCCACAGGTGGCGCATCAGGCGATCAATACGATCGCCAACACGCATAATCTGGCGGTGCAGACGAACAGGCTCGCCAGAACCCCCATCCCGCAGCCTGGGCAGGGATCGCCCGGCGCCTAAGACCACCGAGGACCACATGGCAGACAACGCACAGTTGGACACGTTCCTGGCCGCAGGGACGCCCCAGGAAGGCGCCGAGGCGCCGGCCGCACCTCCCGCACCGGAACACACGCCAGAGGCGCCAGAGGTCGCCCCAGAGGCCGCCGCTAAGGCGCCTGAGGCCGAGCCGGAGGAGGACGTCGCGCCGCACTCCGGCAGCGACAACCGCACCGTCCCGTTCTCCGCGCTCGAGAAGGTCCGCAACGACTGGAAGTCCAAATACGCCGCCGAGCAGGCAAAGGCCGAGGAACTCCGTCGCCAACTCGAGGAGGCAAAGAGGCCGCCACCTCCGCAGGCCGCGCCAGCGCCGATGATGCCGCTCGCGCCAATAGATCCGGCCCAAGACCCGCAGGGCTTCACGCTGCGACTGCAACAGGTGTTGCTGAATGAGCGGCTGAACAACTCAGAGGAGCGGCTGCGCGATAAGGTCGGTGACGAGAAGGTCACCGAGTACGTGAACGACTTCAAGCAAATGGCCGAGCGCGACCAGACGCTGTTCGGCAAACTATATGCCCAGCCTAATCCCTACGGCTGGATGATGCGCGAGGTCGACCGGCTGCGGATGCTACGCGATGTCGGTGACGACCCGTCCGCATACCGCGCCAAGATCGAGGCCGAGGCGCGGGCGAAGTGGGAGGCAGAGGTCCAGCAGCAGCCGGGCAACGGCGAGGCTCGGATCTCGCCCGCGGCCGGGCTGGCGCCGTCGCTCGCCAATGCCCGCAGCGTCGCGGGGCGGACGACAACGACGTTCACCGGGCCGCCTCCGATGGAGGCGCTGTTCCCTGGCCACAACAACCGCCGGGACCAGCGTCGCCAGTAGCCGTGCCGTGCCTGTCCCGCCGCCGGGGATAATCGGGCGTTCCGCCGCCACCGGGCGTAATCGGGTGTCATGCTGCCGCCGGGCTCCATCGGGCGTTGCCGTAAGTAAATCCGCAACACAGCAACAACCGATGGAGTATCGGCCATGGCCGACATGAATGTAACTCCTGCTAGAGCAGGACTGACGCCACTAATATGGGACAGCGACTTCTTCAGCGAGTACGTCCGCCGCAACCAGTTCGCTAAGTACATGGGCACGGCCACCGGCTCGCTCATTCAGGTCCGGGAGGATCTGACCAGGAAGGCGGGGGACACCGTCGTGTTCCCGGCCATGCGGCGCCTGGTAGGAGCCGGGGTAACCGGCAACACGATATTGGAGGGCAATGAGGAAATCCTCAACCTCCGCTCGATGAACCTCGTCGTTTCGGCGTTCCGCCACGCCGTCGCGGTCAGCGACTGGGACGAGCAGAAGTCCGTGGTCGACCTGCGTGAGGCAGCCCGCGAGGGGCTGATGACGTGGGAACTCGAGAAGATGCGCTCCGACATCATCACCTCGCTCGGGGCGATCACCGCGGATGGTAACGTGCAGCTCAGCTACGCCGCAGCATCTGCCGCACAGCGCAACGCGTGGCTGGTCAACAACACCGACCGCGCACTGTTCGGTCACCTGAAATCGAACTCCGTCTCCGGTGTCATGGCGACCGCGCTGCTCACCATAGCCTCCCCTGGCGACCGGATGAGTAGCGCCATTCTCACGCTCGCCAAGCGCATGGCACGCACCGCTAACCCACGCATCAGGCCGCTCACCGTAAACGACGACGAGGAATGGTATGTCGTGTTCATGCCGTCGCTGGTGTTCCGCGACCTGCTGCTCGACACCGTGATCCAAACCTCGCTGCAGTATGCGTGGAACAGGGGTACCGACAACCCACTGTTCACCGGCGGCGACCTCCTCTACGACGGATTAATCGTGAGGGAAATTCCCGAGCTACCGGTGATTGCCGGAGCCGGTGCCGCTGGCATCGACGTGGCGGCTTCGTTCATGTGCGGCGCGCAGGCGCTGGGCGTGGCGTGGGCGCAGCGGATGAAGAGCACAACTAATACGCGAGACTATGGTTACATGCACGGCGTAGGGTTGCAGGAGATACGCGGAATCGGGAAGCTCCGTTTTGGTGTAGACCCTACCGTCGATACAACCAAACCGGTTGACAATGGCATTATGACAATCTATACGAGTGCTGTTGCTGATGCGTAACCACCTATAGTTGCTGGTGGTTTCTGAGGAATCTTGCCGATTTCTGGGGTATAATGAGGCGAGGTCCGGCGGTGCGTGAACACCGCCGAGGACCTCTAACCACCACGATGAAGGAACCATCGCTATGGCTGACCAAAACTACGGACACTGCGAAGATTGCGGCAAGCCCCTCACTGGGGAGGATGATTTCGATCGCCGCGCCGACATGATTAATGCCGCGCTTGAAGATGCGGATGATCTAGTGGCCGAGCAACTTCTGGCGCTGTTCGCGGGCCGCTATATATCCCGTTTCGTCGCAGAGGATCGCAAGAAGGTTCGTCGGGATATTATTCGCGAAATTGATCTACAGACCAAAGACTGGGTCATCGCGGGGTGCGACGCCTGATCGGAGGTGGCCAAGCCATACGCCCCTTATGGGGGGCCGATCATCAGCCGCGTGGAAGCTAAAGCTCTCGGGCTGACGCGTTTCTTTCCTGGTTCACGGTGCCGCCGAGCTGGGCACCTGAGCCAGCGTATGGTCTCCAACGGAGGCTGTGCAACCTGCCTTCTGATCCATAGCGATAAGCGGCGGAAGGCAGATCCCGAAAAGCAAAGAGCCGCCGTCGCTGCAAGCAAAGCGAAGAACATTGAGAAGGTGCGCGCCGCCGGGCGCGCATACTCGAAGGCAACTCAAGCACGCCACGCAGCATATCGACGGAACAGGAACGCAGCTAAACGAGCGGCCAAACTTGCAGCGCGAGTTCCTGACCCGTCCGACTACGCAGGGCTGGTCGTCACGAGAGCGCAGGCGAAGGCCGCGGGAGCACCAAAGTTTTATACCGGCAAGCCATGCATTCGGAATCACCTCAGCCAGAGGGTGACGAGCAACGGCAGTTGCCTCCAATGCAACAGCGAAGACTGGGAGAGGTTCTCTCATATTCGTAGAGCAAGAGAACTCGGAGCGGAGGGCAGCTTCACCCTCGATGAGATCAAAGCGCTGCTTCAGCATCAACGCGGCAAATGTGTCTACTGCGCGAGGTCGATCCGTAAGGACTACCACGTCGATCACAGAGTGGCGCTCGCTCGTGGTGGCTCGAACTGGATCAGCAATATCCAACTAACTTGCGGTCCGTGTAACCGCAGGAAGGGAGCCACCGACCCGATTGAGTATGCACGCCGCATAGGGCGGCTGCTGTAGCGCCAAGGAGAGCAACCAATGTCCACCACGACACACCCCACGCCACCACCTGCGCCACCGAAGGTCGATCCGGCGGCTGCGGCGGCAGCCAAGGAGGCTCAGGCCGCGGGCTCCATCGGCGCGCAGGTCATCCTCGACTTCAACAGCGACGCCGGCAAAGGCGCCCGCGGCGGGCTCGCGGCAACCATGGAGGAGAATATCGTGGGCCGCGATGCGGACTTGATTGCCGCTGGCCTTGATCCGGCCAATCCCAGCGGACCGCCGACCGGTGAGCCGTGGGTGCCGCCTGCTGTTGCGGCGGCAGCGGCGCCTAAGCACGTCGCCGGCAACGCTACCAAGATGTCGAGCCTCGCGGCGGGCGTCCAGGAGGCGCCGACACCGCCACCGCCCGCCAGGCACTGACGTATGACCGTCTCGATCGGGACAATCGGCCAGCAGGCCCTGCGTCGGCTTGGTGTGCGGGTTGTCCCGCTCGATGACAGCCCGACACTGACCGAGTTGGTGCCCGCCTCCACGATCGCCACCGCGGCGCTGGTGGAGCTAGGCGTCATCGCCTCGGATGAAACACCATCGGCCACGGATCAGGCGCTGGTCGTGGACAAGGTCGCGAGCGTGCATGCCTCGCTCGATGCGCAGGGCGTGGTGTGGTGGTCAGGCGACGCTGTGCCGCGCGCCTTCGCCGAGGAATATACCAAACTGACCGCAGCAATGTCGGCATCGAGCTTCGGCAAGAGCGTCGACCCGGCTGTCGTGGCGCTGCTCGAGGGCCGCGTGCGCAAGGGCGTCATGGTGCTGTCGGCTGACGACAACGCGCAGCAGGCGGTGCAGGCCGTGCATGACGACCTGGTGATGCGCGGCATCGCGCGATGGACAGTTTTCGACATCCCGGACCCGGTCGGCCCGCAGTACGCCGTGCTGGCCGCGGATCGTCTTGCGCCGCTGTTCGGCATGGACACCGACGCCAAGGACACCGCGCTGGCGATGGTCTCGATCTACCGGTTCGTCGCGTTGCCGACCAGCGGCGAGACCGTGGCGGCGGCGTATTTCTGAGGGCGCCATGGCATATCGACTGCAGTATTCCGACTATCCCGGAACGGCGAGCGGGCCACCCGATCCCGAGCGCTGGGTGGGGCCGCAGGGTCCAGTTGGACCCCAGGGCGCGACTGGTCCGCAAGGTCCGCAGGGCCAGCCGCAGACCGGCGGCCCGTTCCTGCCGCTGAGCGGCGGCACGGTGACTGGGCCGCTCAACGTCACCGCGACCGGCAGCACGGCCACGCGCTCAGTGCAGGATCGCTTCGCAGGCGAGATCAACGTCAAGGACTACGGTGCGTTGGGCATCGACGGATCGCAGAACGCAACCGCCGCATTCAATGCTGCGATTGCTGCGGCCAGCGCGACCAACAAGAAGGTCGTGCGTGTCCCGTCCGGCTTTTACAATCTCGATCCGATCACCATACCTGAGGGCGTTACGCTTGCCGGTGACATACCTGGCCCGATCGACCCACGCCCAGGCTTCCTGACCAATGCGCTTGGCGCGACGCTGTTCGTCAACTCGCACGCAACACCGTTTATCACATTGCAGAGCAGCGCCTGCTTGCAGGATGTGATGATCTATGATCCTGGACAGGTCGCACCAACAGCAGCTGCACCGAATGTGTATCCCGCTCAGGTGCTGATGTCTGGCTCATCTCGGGTTCGTCGCATTACGCTCTGCAACGCCTATGTTGGCATCTCGGTGCAGGTGGGGCGCTGCATTGTCACGGATTGCTACATCGGCGCCTACAAGACAGCGGTCACTGTGGATCAGTCACAGGACGTGACCTACTTCAACAACATATGGTGCGGCCCATTCTACGACTCCTGCGTTGGCTTGTTCCCGTGGCAAGCCATGGACACATGGGTAATGAACAACAACGGCGTTGGCTTTAGCTTCGGCCGGGCCGATGCCGTCTCCATGGTGAATTGCGGGGCATTCCTCAAGTGGGCGTCGATCTATATTCAGGATGGCACAGGCGGCGCATCTTACGGATGGAGCGTCAACCACAACGCTGACGCTTGTATATATGGCGTCGTGGCATACTCGACCAACGATCCGGGATGGCAATTCACCAATATGCAGGTGCTGCCCACCCAGGGAAGCGGCGTACAGGCAGTCGCACCGGTTTATCTGCCTTCTGGCGGCACCAATCAGCAACCGGTCATAACCTGGACCGCTGGGACCAACGGCGGGTTTCCGTCTTATTGGACCTATCCGAATGGCCTCGTTAACAGAGGCAGCCTCAAGGTCAGAGGCGTCAATAATATTGCTGATACCGGGCTGTTGCCACTGGCAGGCGGCACATTGACAGGCGTTCTTACCCTCAATGCTGGCACCGCCGATCCGCCGCTACGCACGCAGACCGGTAGTCAGATATGGGCCTCTGGGGTGCGCAGTGCCGATGGTTACTATACCATCCGCGATCAAAGCGGTTCCCTGACGGTATTGACAGTCGTGCCATCTGGCGGTGGTGGAGTCGTCCAGGTGGCTACGCCAAT